GTTGATTGGGATTTTGTTGCCTTTATCATCCACAAAGGCTTTCATCAGCTTGCGGGTAGCAATGATGCTATCGTAGCTGATTGCCGTGCTGCCGTTGTTGGCTTGCGTTGTGGCGTTGCTCGGGCTGTACGGGTGCGAGCCACAAAGAGCAACAGAATCGCCGCCGGTATAGCTGGCGCTAAATGCGTTATTGAAAACGCTGGCCGCGTCTACTTCCCGCTTACGGTAGCCACCCATCGCCAAACCCCGCGCCCGGTTGTTGATGATGTTGTACAGGTCATCGTCTACCAGTTTGCGCTCGACAAACATACCATCTGCAAACTCGGTGTGCGTGTAAGTTGTTTTCCAAAGTTCTTCGTTTTCCTGGTAGTTGATGTGGCCTTTGTATTCGCGCCAGTTACCAAAAGCACCCACGCCTAAGTCATGCTCTTGCGCCTTTTCGGAGCCTTGCACATTGAACAGCATGGGCAGACGAGAATCGGCGGCCAGCGCTAAATACTCGTCCATATACACTTTGCGAAGTCCTGGTTCTAACAGGTTCGCCCAATTTTCAGAAATAGCCATTTCAATGTCTCCTTATGATGTGACGTGCGTACCGGCTGAGGTTTCGCAGAATACAACTTTGATAATCAGATTGCCGTCACTGTCAAGGCCGTCAGTACCAACCGGCATTAAAGAGCCGTTGGTAACGTCATCGGCGTCGATAGTGTTACAGTCTACCGTGTCCAGGGTTTTAACTGCCCAGGCAACGGCCGTTGCGGCGGTTGAGGCGTCGCATGAGCAGCGCCAAATCTGATGACTGGTAACGATTGCCGCTTTTGCGGTCGTGGTTCCGGCGGTGATGTCGGCGGCGGCGACGGTTTCTTGCATAATGCAGGTGATTTCGTCAATGCTGCCTGCCACCTGATCAATATACCCGTCCGCCTGAATCTTCATAGCGTCGCCCTTTTTGTGGGCAGCCGCTACGCCTAAGGTAAAATCTTGGATGACCGGTACAAGGTTGCCCCCGTTCAGGTCGCCCACGTATTCAAATCCTGATGTTGCCATGTTTATTTTTCCTTTCTAATATTCGCCTTAGATAGTTGATAATCTTCGGCGCTTATTCCCATTTTCCGCGCAATTTCCATTTCCTCTGTGGTTAACGGTTTCGCACCGGTTCCGGGTCGTTTGTAAGTTCCCGCGCCGCCGTTTGTGCTTGGTGGCGTGTGGGGTGTTGCTGGTTGACCGATTAACAAATCACGATTGTTTTGTAGGTACGATTGCAAGTCAAGCGGAGGATACCCGCTCGGAATAAGCCCGCGCCGTTCCTCTGGTACTTGTTCAATGAATGCTGCATTACTGGCCTCGGCTTGGCTTGTGTAATTTTGCACCTGCGCCTCATACGCCTTTAGCCGCTCGATTTCCGCCGCCCGCTGTTCTGCCAGCGTTTTGTACTCGCCTTGCTCCTCTAGTAGCTTGGCTTTTGCGGCTTCCGCCTCGGCTTCCCGCTGTTCTTTTTCAGTCAATAACGACTGCCATTTTAAGCGGTTTGCTTTTGCTTCTTCACGGAGCGCCTTTACGTAATCGGCTGTAAAAGTCTGTGGTTCGTGGGCATCTTCCCCTGTCGCAACATCTGTCACGATTTCATCGGCCATGTCTTGATATTCCTTTGGCTTCTTGCCAATAAAACAAAAAAAGCCGTCAAACCCTGTGCGGTTTTGACGGCCCGTAAGCTGATATATTCAATTGGTAGTAGTATAGCACATTACGTCAAGATGGCGTCACCGTTTCACCTGCCCCGCGTTAACGTGGTCGCTCATCTGCCATATGCCAGGGTGCGACACATAGCGAACGGTTCCCACCCAGTCACCGCCCCGGCTTGAACCGCGTCGCAACCAATCTATGATGCGCTGCTCGGCTGGTGTAAGTTGGTACGTGGTGGAAACGGCCGTTTTCTGGCTAGTGTGATATGGCGCTTGGTGCTGTGTCATCTATACCGCTCCTAATCCCATGCTTTTGCGTTCAGTTTCTTCCAGCCTACAATCACAATGCCACCCGCCACACTCTAAATCGGGGGATTGCGGGCGAATGCCAGCCCTGCCCCATTCCGAAGCAGTCAGTACCACCCCGTTCAATCTAAGACAGTCCGAGCAATGCTCTTCTGTGTTCCCAAGAATCCAAACATACCGCTTTTCCTCTACCCCGGGCGGCGGCTTGCTTGCTAGTATGCCATCATTAAAAGCGCCTATGCCGTGATTAGTCCACAACGAAAGGCGCTTAATAATCCTGCTCCATCCGTCTTTGAAAAATCCAGCTATCTTTTTAATCAGTGGTGGCATTGTATTTTCCTGCGAATATGTCGGCGGCTAGTTTCTCGGATGATGTCTTGTGTATGCGTTTTTCTTTTTCTTGCCAGCGCTTCCCGGCTGCGCTTGTTAGCGACCCGCCGCCTATTGTGTAAAGCATACCGAGATACTTGTCTGCTAATTCCTGCAAAGATAGTGATAGTTGACGCTGCGTTATTTTCCCGTCTAGCGCCCTGGCGACACTCAACTGTAACTCGGTTTCGTATTCGTCTAGTATGCTATCAGCTAATTTATCCCCGGTTCTGCTTGCCATTATTCGCTCGGTATTTGTGGCAAAAGCGCGTTATCCGTTTCCGCCATCTGCGCCGCTACTTCTGGCGGGTATCCTGCCAACGTCGCCGCTAACTCTCTCGGAACGTTATTTATGATAAGCTTGTCAAAGGTACGCGCCCTTATCTCCGCTGTCTCTGCGGCCGTTCGTTGCTCTTCGTTTACGTCGATGCTCTCGAATGAGTCCCATTCTGTTGATATGATGTTTTCTTCGTATGTCACGGGATCGCCTGCGTAAAGGTTATACAACTTTCGGCACATGCCGATAACATTTTCCCAAAAGTTGCCGGTAGCAATAGCCTGCGCCCGTATCTTTGACACTAGCGGAGAATCGCCCGCTTTTTGGCTTTGTGCGCTGCTTACCTGCCCCGTTATTTGATAAATGTTTAATGGCGTCCTTGACAACTGCGGTATGCGTGTCATCCATGCCTCAACTAGCGCCGAAGCGCCAGTGATGTCTGCCCCCGGTAGCTGCCCAAAACGCGCCGCCTCTGATTCTGTGCTTAACATAGTACCGGGCGAAACGGTAGTATTGTCGCCAACCTTTAACCCTGTGGCCCAGGGAACCGGGAAACCCAACGCCCGCGCAACTGCCAACTCGTCAATAACGACAGAATCCAGCGCATTTTGTGGCCCCATTAAGTTCTGAATCTCAGAACGGCCGTAGCCGGAACCGTCGCCATTGTTTTGGTTGTGGAATACGGGGCAGCCTAGCGGCTTGCCGTCCGGCGCGACCCAGGGCAGCGGCCACGTCCCATTTTCATCAGGCAGGCGGCTCCAGTCCATAGCGCCAACACTACCGACATAATTAAAAATGGCGTCGTTGGTGTATACCGTCATGTATGATAGCTTGCCAGAGGCTTCGCCGTTGTCAACAACCCATCGTTTCACGGCATACCAAACCTTGTTGCGGTTGTCAGGATGATAGCGAACTAATACCCCGTTACTCCCATCCCAAGCCATCTCGTGATTGATAACCGGCATTTTCTTATCAGCGTCCCATCCCACAATGGCAAAGGTGTCACCATCACGCGCCGCCGCTTTGTGTACCTGGACTTGCATCCCGTCCATACGGTTATGTTCCCAAATACGCCACAATAGGCCATCCTTGCCGCCTTGCGGGTTGGCTTCGCTGTCATCGCGTACCTGGAAACCAATGACGCGCATACGCTCCGCCAAGATGTCAACGGGGATTGCCATGGCGTTTAGGCGGAAGGTGACATCCGTGCCGATTTCCAGATATTCGCGCTGCGCCGCCGTCAAGAGGTTTTCCTGTTCACCCTCGTAATATTCGCGCAACTGTACTATGTTGGCGGCATGTGCTAGTTCCTGGTTGTATACCCATTGCAAATACGACAATGTAACCGGGTGCGGTGTCTCATTTCTGTATGGCGTTTCCCTATCGGTTGCCAGTGGGTAAACACCCTCTAAGTCATAGCTGTCTTTCGCGTTTCTGCGACTATCTAAAATGCTCATGGCTAATCCTATGCGTATTTTTTGGTTGTTAGTCCTGGTGGCTTATTATTTATCGCATCCCACCCAATTGCCAGCGCCATCACCGTGTCATCGTGCATACCAGAAGGGGCAGAGTAGCTATAACCCGCCGCCGTTTTCTTCGCCTCATATGCTGATAATTCATTGATAGTTACATCGTCGGGTAGTATGCTTATTTCTTCATGCTCAAAAGCAGATTGTAGCGCCTGAATAGCTGGCGTCTTTGTGGCCCCGGATGTGGAAAATTCACGTATCACCATCCCCCGCCCGCGAAGGTGATCTATAACTGGTTGCCCAATGCTGTTGGATTCCACCGTCATACTTGCCATCTTAAACCGTTCATAAACGGCGTGTAGTCTGTCCTCAAGCACTTCATACCCGACACGCCGAAACCTGTCTTTGTAAACTTCACGCTTTGCGCCAACGTCAAAGACGCTAATAACAGTATAATCGTTTGCGTCTGCAACGTCTACACCGGCGGCATACTGACGGCCTTCCTCTGGCTTTTCTATGTAGGAAGAAGTGGCGCAAGCCATGACATTACGGAATACCATACCCTCGCCGCTAACTATTTGGGCCATGTACTCCTGGTTGAAAAGCCACTCGGGAGCGGTTTCTTTTATCTTGTCAATGCCTTTCTTGTCAATGTGCGGATTGTCGTATGAAGTGGCGTGTATCTGCCGCCACCCGTCTAGTTGTGCCGACGCTCTGAAAAGTTGCCCCGCCCAATTTGGCCCCTTTGGTACGCCACCAAAAGCAGCCCACCCGCCATAGTCTAGCAAAGTGGCCTGCACGTACTCAGTCCATACAATTTCCTGCATGAGAGAGAATTCATCAAGGACTACACCGTGAACGCCCTCTCCCGCCAGTGACGACGGGTTGTCGGCGGTTCTGAACCATATCTCGCCCAGGCCGGGTATGCGTATCTCGAAGCGGCTGCGGTTGATGTGTTCTCGTTCTGACAAGCCGAGCGCCGCCAATATCTTCCTGGTAACGGCCGTTACCTCTCGCCACGCCCGTTTCATTGACGCGCTGCGCCATGACAAGCCAACCCACCACCACAAGCCGCCCGGCCGTTTCTGCATCCAATAGAAGATGCGCTGTACCATGCCGTCAGTTTTGCCCCAACGCCGCCCGGCGAAGATAACAACATTGTCAGGCGTCATAATAAGCAATTCTTG